CTTTATTTGTTTAGGGCTTGTCATTCCTTTAGCTACAGCTATCCCTTCATTGTCAGCAAAGCTAAGCAGTTCAGCTTTAGTTGTTAAGCTGTCTAGGGATACATCAGCTTCTAGCTCTACACGCTTAGGAAGGAGGGCTGTTCTTTTGCTGTACTTGTTAAACTCTCTGAGAGCCTCTGTAACGCCTGTGAAGCTTCCAGACAGCTCAAGTGGGGTAATGCCCCTACCTAGGAAGTAATAAAGCCTCTGAGGGCTGTATAGGGGCTTGTGGGATGATCCCTCGGTAGTCTCCAACTCTAATTCAAACTTCTCATCAATCATCGTGACTTCCTAGACACAGCACTACGCTTACCAAAAGACCTTGTAGCCCTACCACCACTACCAATGTTCTGACTTGTCTGTTGTAGCTTAATACGCAGCTTACGTGCTTTCTGACTTATCTTACCATTAGGTTGTTGGTATACTAAGTTAAAGCATTCATCCAACACCATTGATAAGTAAGTCATGCTTAGATGTTGTGGTACAGGGATAACGAATATATCCTCTTGTAAGAACACAGGCATAATTGTAGCCACTACACGGGTCTTGCTTGATTGTAATGTAGTGTCATACTGTTTGTAGTAACTATCTGTAACAAGATGCTTACCATCAAAAGAGGTGAAGTATGTAGGCCACTTATCATTTATTACGGGAATTTTTTGATTATCAAATCCATTAATAACGTCTATGTCTTCAAGCTTACTCTTACTGTTAGCTGTAAGGTTTAGGAACGCTAAGGGTGTAAGGTAGGTGAGGAGTTTGTAGTCTAAGTCTCCAGTTTCAGAGATGTTGTAATACACCTTACTCTCTTTAATGTTTTGAATGTTGTCAGGTATTAGAAGGAAGTTTGGTCTGGATACATCACTTAAAGCGTCAAGGGTTAAATCCTTTTGTACAAACAGGAGGTTAGGAAACTCTTGAATCATTTCATAATATACACGTTCAGCTATGTTAGCCACTTGCTGACTTTCGTCATTATCAAATATGCTATCTACGTAGAAGCCACTTGTAGCATCTAAGTATTGTTGTACCACTTGTAAAAGTGTTAGTTGCATTAGGTTCTCCAGTAAATATTATAATAGGGAAAAGGAGCAGTGCTCCCGCTCCCTATGAAATACTCACTCTAGTATTGGCTATATTTCACAATAGCTCTAACAACACCAGCAGTTCGGCTGGTTGCAACAGTAAGTTGTGCTTGTGTAGCAAGGCGTGTGCCTACAAGCGCCCCAGTACCCGCTACAACGCCTGTAGTGGCTGTACTAGCAGCTAACAAGCCGTCAGCATCAATAACAGTACCATCAGGCTGTGAGAGGCCCACAGCGATGTTAGTACCACCAGACAAGTTTGTTAAGACGATTAGGTCAAACTCCTCAATTACTGATCCTGCTGGAATAGTAATTGCTGTGCCTCCTAAGCCTGTAGTAGTGGGAAGGTCATTTACAGCAAAGGTGTACTCCACTGTATGTACTGCGCCAATTGCACCGATAGCCTCTCCATTCTTGGTAGAGGTGTATGGGCCTACATCATAATAGTTTAAAGGTTGTGCACTCATTTTTTAATTCCTTATTCTGGGGTAACGATAACGGCTAAAGTCTCAGCACGCTCTAAAGCAAATCCGTAGCGGCAAGTAGAAGACCACTCATCTCTGCGGTTAGTTACGTTGCGGAAAAACTCAGACTGTGGACGCTGACGGATAACACCCATGAACGGCATATCATCTGCTGAAGCCATAGACATTGCAACCAGTGCTTTACCACTAACAGCAGCAGAACCAGTGCCGTCAAACTTAGCAATAGTCTCTGATACATCAGGTAGGTTGTGGCTAATCATAATGTTAAAGCCAAAGATGTTTCTTACGAAGTTAAGCTTGTCACCAAAACCTGTCTGGACAAGTCCATCGAAGTTGAAGTTAAAGATACCACCGTTAGATACTTCTGTGATGTTTAACAACTGGTTTAGTTCATGCTCCATGTCAGGGTTGATAATCAACACACGATTGGCTACAGGAACTAACGCCTTATCAAAAGCAAGTTTAAGTGCTGAAATGTCTGCAATAGTAATTGCACCACCAGTACCTGAACCAGCAAAGCGGTGAGGCTTACCATTAATCAAGTTAGGGTTGCCTAGCGTCTGTAGGTTAGCTACACGTAGAACAGCTTGTTCTAAATTACGCTCCATAGCAATAGCTGACTTACGAACGTTCTCTTCCCAGAAAGCCATAGCTTGATGAGAGTCCTGCTTCATTTTGTCAGTCATGTACCAACCGTCTTGCTTATAGTCTGTAACTGCAAGCTCAATTCGGCTAGTAGCCATTTTAGAGAAATCAACACCAGTGTCTTCAGTGTAATCACTAACTGCACGATCACCAGTTTTGGTAATGTTTAATGTATCACCATCACCAAAGATACCCGTTTTGTCGTTAAACAATGGACGACCTACAAGCCAATCATCTAGGCTCTTAGAAAGTGCTGCATCGTATACTTCTTGGCGAATCAAGTTCGCTTGTTGTGAGGCTAAATAAGCCATAATAAATCCTTAAAAGTTTTTTAATAGTTCAGGGTCAACACCACGAGCTTTAGCAAAAGCCTCTAACGTGCTTCTAGCATTAACTACACGTTCAGTGGAACTGAAACCACCAAGCTTTAATTCTGGCTTACCTGTAGAGTTGCTAGGTGGCCTTCCTGTAGAGTTGGTGAACGGTGTTGAAAAAGTGGTTTTGTTTAAGCCAAATAAAGTCTTAAACTTAGTGGGATTGGTTGCAGCTTCTAAGATAATGTCCTCATCAGACATACCTAGGGCTTTAGCTTTCTCCCGAAGTTTGCTCTCATAAGCATCACCGTAAACCGCCTGAGCAGCACTAATGCTGTCCTCTTGGTTCTTTAAGGCTTGTGCATTACGTTCTTTCTCGGAAAGGGATTCGTTTACACTACCTAACAGTTCTTTTTTGAGAGACTCTATATCAATGGCACTGGTCGGTGCTTCTTGACTTAACGGTTCACTTGTTCCCTGAGAATTCTTGATACTGGCTAATGCCTCATCAAGCTTCGTCGCTTGGTCGAGCTTCGCTCTCAGTTGAATGAGTTCTTCGTCTTTTGTTTTACCTTCAGCTTTTAATTGTTCAATAAATGAATCAGCATTAGCGATTTTCTTAACTGCATCATCTTTAGTGAACGCTCTTTCGCCAATAGTAAACAGTGGAGCAGGTGCTGGGTCAGCGGTTGTATCATCTTTTAAGTCTATGTCAGACATTTTAATTCCTATTTCTTTTTAGTTGGAGTACGTTTAGTTGTTGGACTCGGTACTTTAGCATACACTTTCTTTTTATCTTTCATGTTGTAGCTCTTTAATTAGGGAACGGACTAATACCCGTTCTGCTCTGTTTGTTGCTGTTTGATATTTGAATTCAAACTCTGTGCTAGGAAGCTGTTTCTCTTCTTCCTGTATTAAGAAATCAAGCCTAGCTTCTAACCCTTTAATCCAATCTTGTGTAATATCGGAGCTGTGCCATTGCTTGTATTTCTCAATGTACTTTTCTCGTTCTGGCTTAGACCTTGCATTAAAGTTCTTAGAGATAAACTGAGGAATCTTAAAGCTCATCATCTTCCTCCATCATATCAGCATCCATTTCCATTTCCATAGCTGTAGGCTGGGACATAGTTTGTTGCATCTGTTGCTCAGCAAGCATTGTGGCTTCTTGAGCTTCCATCTCTTCATCAATAGCTGCAAACTTCTTAATCACTTCAAAACTCTCAAAACCATTCAAACTTTCCCACACTCTAGCTAAGTCATAAGTGTTGAAGTGTCTTCCTACTATCTGGTATAACGGGCCTTGTGTAAGGTTCTGGAGTCCAGCAAGCTGTTGTAAGTTACGAGCAAAGCGTCTAGCACCGAAGGGGATAAGCTTACCATTGCTAGACAAGTCATCTTCTGTAACTTGCAATACACTGATAATACCCTCTTCATCTTCTGACAATACGCTAATGACACTAGCAAAGTTTTCCTTAGCTACACGTATTTCAGCAGTAATGACCTTTTCAATAACGTCTTCTTCAAACTGCATAGCCTTATTAATAAACCCTCTAAAGGCTCCATCATTCAAGTTCTGCACTTCAAACGCTGTCTTCTCTCCTGCTGTTCTAAAGCCTGTTAGTTGCTGTGGAATACGAGCAGCTCTACGAGCCATTTCCATATGCATCTGTATTTGATTGTCGTATGTTAGTACAGTGGCATCAGGCGTAATGTCTTGTACACTCCCACCTTCAGGCATGATGTACTTAGTCTGACCTGTTACTTCGTCATAGATTTCCTCTACATCGCCTATGTAGGCTCTGTCAGGATTAGCGAAGCTGTCTATGCTGTCGTTCTTAGAATTCTCTCTGTGGTTAATCATGTAGTTAATGCCAATTAGATTATCTAACGGGCCTTGACTCCACAGGTTATCAGGACGAGGTTTCCATCCACCCTTAAAGATTGTTTGTTTAGGTTCAAACCTTTCAAAGACTACAGTGTTACCATCTACACAAACAACGCATCTTCCCTTGTGTATCTCTTGTGTAACAGGATCGTATATGTCTCCATAGAACCACATAAGCTCAATCATGCCACTGTTGTAATATTCTTCAATACTACCAAAGCCAGCAGCTATGTATTGTGTTTCTTTGTATCTGTCAGAGTTATCTAATGAGCCACCACTTCTACGAGCAAGCAGTCTTTGTAGTTCATCAGGGGTGAGGTTGCTTTGATCGCCTAAGCTATCTACAAACTCCTTAAACTCACCTGTAGAAATAAGACTTTTAATTATTTTCGGGGCTTTAGAAAATTCTTGATGAGTAGGGTTATATACAATATCATAAGGACTAATACGCATAGGTTTTGGACCAAGATACCCACTAACCGTTTGATCATCTTCTTGCTGCGTTTCATTAACATAACCCACCTTAACGAAGCAATTACCATATCTAACTAGGTCGTCTATTACTTTACGGAAAGTGGTAGAGAACGCATTTAAGGAGTGAAACTGTTTAACCATAGCTAGGAGCTTAACTCTCTTTTCCTTAGCTACAGCTTTAGCGTCATACCCCTTCCAGCCTAACCACTCTTCGTGTGGAAACACTGTGCCATAGATAATGGCTATAAGGTCTTCATGTATTTCGCTAATTACGGGGATAAATGTTTTGTGGTCGAAGTTGTCACCACCCTCAACACTTGAGGTGTCTGTAGCATGAATGTAGCTATCTATCTCTGCCCACATCTCAAGCTGAGAACTACGAGCACTGTCCCACTCATGCCAGTATCCTGCAATCTCTGCTGCTAATCGAGCTTTCTCACTATAGGGTAGTGTAATCATTATGCTCTTCGTCTTCCTCTATTTAGAAACCTACTCTCTGCATTTAACACGTTTCGGTTCTTGTTAGTAGCAAAGCGTGGCTTAGACATCCGTGAACTGTTTGTAACAGCTATCCACAGAGCATCCTTTAAATCATCATGTGGTGGCTTGCTAAGCCTTAATTCTTCTTCTAAGAGTCTGGTGTAACCACCTTTGGTGTGATATACACTCTTAGCTCTGTAGAGAGGTTCAAAGAGTTGAGCATTACGCTCTTCTTTGGTTCCTTCTCTTTGGTTCTTAGTCTGGTGCTTAACTACAAGGGTTTGTCCTGCTTTACGGACTTCATCCTGTATAAAGTTAGCTATGACATTACCACCAGCATTTGTCTCTACAGTTATATCTCTAAAGCCCCAATACTGATGAAGCTCTATAGCTTTTTGATAATACACTTCAGCTCTATCGGTTTGGAATCTTTGTAAATCTAGGACGTATAAGTACCCGTCTATATCCCAAGCTATTACAGCAATAGCTGTAAAGTCTCGTTTAACCTTTCTAGCGTTGTTACCTTCTGTAAATGCTAAATCCATTCCACAAAAAATTTTTAATTCTTTAGACCCGTAGAACCACCTACCTTGACGCTCTTCCAACATATTAGGCTGGATGTACATGAAGCAGTCGGGGGTTATCTTATCTACTGAGGCTGCATTGGGGTCATTGTAATACTGGGAGTAATAGAGGACTAGGTTAAATGCCTCACTACGTTTCTTACTAAGCTCTGTTCTGTTAAAGCCATACCAACTGCCGTCAGGCATTTGTTGTCTAGGCCAGATAAAAGCTCCACTACCGTCTTTACTTTTACTGTTCTCAACTACTTCTAAGAACCACTTCCAAAGAGGTCTGGTTTCTGTGCAATTACCCTCATCATCAAATACTTCATATTCTTTCTCTTGAAGTTCTGAATACAGGTCATTGTCACCATATCTTGTCCCTACCATCCACTTAATACTGCCTGTTGTAGCAATAGAGGCGTAGGACTGATAGACTTCTTTTATAGCTTCTCTTTCTGAAGCACTGGCATAGTT